CCGCTAGCGCCTCCCCGCCGCCCTCAATAACGGCGGGATAGACGACGCCCCAAAGGTACGCATTCTGTTGATTGGTGCGCGGCTTCTTCCACACCTCCACAGTCACCGCAAACGGTTTCTGAGGCAGGTTGCGGTACATGACCTCAACAGCCTTTAGCACCTGCTCAACAGGCGTGCCGATGGGGAAAATTCGTTTCATACGCCGCACATTCCTTCACATTCGTTGTTGAACATATCCACTTGCCCGTGGTCGGCGGCGGTGGACAAATCGACTTCATCTAGCGGCTTGCATGAGCGGTGCATAAACTGCTCGCCTTTCCGATTTTGGATTGGTTTGCGAATTAAACGATCTGCTTCCACTGCATCTGCCCATGCTTCTGGGTCTGACTTAATTAATCGCCATTCATGGTCAGAATGATATGGGCATCCAATGCAAGACGATTTTGGCGGCAGCGGATAGCCTTTGCGCTCCATCCATGCAAGGCAATCAGATCGGCTCATGTTTTTTTCAATTAAAGGCCAACGATGAACTTTCCATGCATCCTGCGATGGTTTCATTCGCATCGCCTCATCTGTGCTTATGCCAATCAAAGTTTCAGAAACCACTCCTTTTATTCTTTGTCCTGACTTATATCCACATAATTCCTTTTGCTTTTTTGTGACTGGGATGATTTTGTAATTAGCAGTGCATTGCCGCAACATTCCCATACGACTAATGCCATCTTCGTTTTTTATAAACCAAGGTATTGCTACAAGTAAATTGCCGTTTTTTGTACGCTTTATTATGTTGTCCTCGCGCAAATTGCCTTTTGTTACCCGATGAATTGCGAATGGATGCGGGCACCGCTTTATCTCCGCTTCAAGCCAATCTAACCATTTATAGACATGCTTTGGCTCCCATTGCGTATCGGCAAAAATCGCCGCATCAATCGGTTCTAATTCGCCGTGAGCAATCATCAATGCCAAGGTGGATGACTGCACGCCAGCGCCAAGTGAAAGAAACCGTTTCATTTGCTGGCCTCCAGCCATTCCTTGCCATATTCAACGTCTACCCAATCCTTAAACCACGGCCCGCCTCGGGTGAAATGGACAGCGATGGGGTTGGGGCAGTCGTGACGGAAATACCATCCTTCTAGGTAGTTCCACGCCACCGGCAGCGATCCAATGACGTCATCGGTAAGCCATTGGAAGCGGTGTAAGTACATACCCGATTCACGATTGACCACCTCGGGCGTCAATGCCTTGACTTGTGGATGGCTACAGTTGATAAACATGAACGATGACCAGTTTTTACGTGGGTACAAATGCTGCGCCTTGTTGTCCATTTTGACGGCCTCGGCAGGCCGGTAATCGTGCTGTACAACAAAGCACGCTTTTGCCCCGTCCATGTAGTCGGTGATCGCGGCGATGTCCCCCCGAAAAAGAAAATCGCAGTCGCAAAACAAGGCCCAGCCGTCGTAACCGGCGAGGTGTGGGGTCAAAAAGCGCGTAAACGAAAACTCCGTAGACGACAGCGGATCATGCTCACGCCAGTAAAGTCCTTGCTCACGAAGTTCTGACTGTTTGATGGGCTGTATATCCACCGGGATGCTGGCGTGCTTCAAGATGCTTTTGCGGCATACCTGATACGCAATATCCTCGCGGCTATCCCAGCCAACAAACACGCGCAGGTCAGAACGGGATGGCGTCGTCATGCCAGTTGTCCTCAGTCATTTCCGTCTTGGCGGGCTGATTGGAACGGGTCACTTTGCCCTCGCCCTTGGCTTGGAATGACAGGCTCATGTATTTGTCGCCTGTCTTTTTGCTGGCCTTGATCCAGCCCGACACGTTGTAATCGACGTTGTTGATGACGCACGTACCCCGGTAGTCGGGCCTGCTGGCGTTCTCGCCCTTGTCGTTGCGAAACAACACTCCCTTCATGTTCGGATCGTAATTCACAGTTTTAACTCCTGTAGTTTCGTTACTTTGTCGTCTAACTCAATGAGGAACTTACGCACCTCGGTTTCTAATTCGGCAATGCGTTTATCGTCACGCGGCACCCGCACGATGAGCAGTTGCAAGTGTTCAGGTAGTCGCGGGTCGTAGGACGCAAAGTCGCACCACGGACGCCTGGTGCAAGCCATCTGCCACTGCATCTGAGTCGCGTACTTTTCAACCGGCTTACCGGCCAACAGGTATTCCAGATGGGTAGCCGTGTTGGGACACTTAAACTCCACGCAGCCCTCCCCAGCCAGCCCGTCTGGGGACGCCCCTGACATCGGTATGGTTGGGTGGTCAATAAACCCCACCTCCTCCACTAACTCGCCTGTGCGTGCGCTGTAGGCGGCCCTAGCGTTAGGCTCCTGCTCAGTACCCCACTCCATCGCGGCGTTGCTGAACGAGGACGCTTTCTGCCCCGTCAACCGTTCCACAATGAGGTCGGCCATGTAGTTTTCGCGGGAGGCGCTGTACCCGGCTTTGGTCTTGGCTACAACGTCAGCCACGCGGCTTGCGGTAACCTTGCCCAACCGGGCGGTAAACCATTCGTCGGTGCGCTGTTCCATCAGCCCACCACCTTCTTGCGTGCGCTGAACGCATCCATGTGTGCGGCGCGATCCTCGGTCGATAGCGACTTGAACAACGCCGTGAGGTCGGCCTGTGTTTTGCACTCGGCGATGTCATTGAGTACGTCAGCCGACTGCGCCACCTTTCGCCCTTGTGCAGCCTCGGCATCGTCGTCGGTCTGATACACCCCGACAATGGCAGCCAGCGCATATCGGCGTGCGTAAGTAATGCCAGAGCCTTGCGCCTGCGGGCTGGCATCCTTGGTCAATACCGGCATTTCACCGCTGATCCATTCTCCGCTAGCGTGCAGCAGGGTCGTGACCAACATCAGCCCGTCAGTCGTGTAGCGACTGGTTTGCGTAACCGCCAAACCGTTGTCGGTGAGTGGCTTGCGGCAGGCTTGCCAAACTGACTCAAGGTCAGCGTATTTCGATTTAAAAAACGGGTTGGCCGCGTCCTTCACTGCACCACTGATTTGGCTTTGCGCCTTTGCCAGCGCGGCGGCCAATGCGCCACAGGTTTCACTCTGCATCGTTTGTCTCCTGTAGTTCTGCTATTGCGTTGTTGCAGGCTTCAATGCGTTCTTGTTCCTCGCGTTCCTGCATTTCAAGGTCAAGTTGATGCCACCAAGAGGCGTCATCGTTACCCCACGGTTCAGCGTCCATCGACCACCTCCGCGTCACAACTATGGCCGTCACAAGGTTCTACAATGCACGCGATGCCGTAAAGGATGATGAGCAGGACGACTACCGGCCAAAGGGATTGCTTAGATTTCATAATCGTCATCTCTTGCAATTTCCGAACGCACGTTTAGGTTGATCCAGCACCGTCGCAGCAAGTCATCTGATTCAGCCGGTTCAAGGTAGTCAAGGTCGGCCTTGATGCGGACGGACTCGTAGTCGTTGCGATCAACAGCGCGTGACTCGCAGCCCTCCGAGTAGCAGCCAAGCAGCCACAAGTCAGTGATTTCGATGTCGTCAGCAACGTTGGCGTTGGGATCGCCGGGGTGGCAGTCGTAGGTGACTTCAGCGTGCCAATAGACGCCGAGGGCGTAGATTTTGGTTTCAAAGGTGGGCATTTCTATTGCTCCTGCTGTTCAAATATCAAATACGAATTGACATATTGCTTAAATTGATCGTTGCTTGAATCCCTGTTGAGTTCTGCGAGTTGTCTCGAATGTTTTTTGCGATCTGCCCGAAAGTTTTAGCGGATTCGAAAAATCCTCGGCTCATCGCCTTATCGCATTTGTCTAAGTAATCCTGAACGATTACTGAAACTTGCTCTTCCGTCAGAGTGATCGTGATTTGATTTCGCATTTGCCTGTCTCCTATTTGTGGATGCGTTGTATCTGTCAACGAGGCATAGGATAGTTGGCTTGACAAGCCGTGTCAACCCCCCTATCCTCCTTTTTTATGAAACCCCAACAACTTATCAAGCAATACGGTTCCCAATACGCTGTTGCCAAGGCTTTCGGGGTTACTCGAGCGGCAGTGCAGCAATGGGTCAAGGCTGGCAAAGTCCCAGAGGCTCGGCGTTGGCAATATGAAGCGGGCAAGGTGGCCCGTCCCAGGTGATTTACGGAAGCGTATGCAGCGGCGTAGAGGCTGCCACGGTGGCTTGGCATCCCCTTGGGTGGAAAGCCGCGTGGTACAGCGAGATTGAGCCTTTTCCGTCTGCCGTATTAAAACACCATTACCCGACCGTTCCCAATTACGGGGATATGACCCAATACGAGGCATGGCCTAATGAACCAATCAATCTTCTTGTGGGAGGAACCCCATGTCAGTCCTTCAGTGTCGCAGGATTCCGAAAAGGACTGGCAGACCCGCGTGGCAACCTCATGCTTACCTTTGGTGCCATTGCTAACCGCTATCGCCCCCGCTGGTTGGTATGGGAGAACGTCCCCGGTGTTTTGTCGTCTAACAGAGGACGGGATTTTGGAACCTTCCTCGGAATGTTGGCAGAACTCGGGTATGGGTTCGCCTACCGCGTTCTTGACGCTCAATACTTCGGAGTGGCCCAACGACGCCGCCGTGTGTTCGTTGTCGGATACGCTGGAGACTGGCACCGTGCCGCAGCGGTTTTATTTGAGCGCCACAGCCTGCAAGGGCATCTTGCGCCGAGCCGAGAAACGCGGCAAGACGCTGCCAAGTGCCTTACAGCAAGCCTTGGAATGCGTCTTGACCCAACGTCAGAAACTTTCCCTATAGCGCCAACGCTGCAAGCCAATGACGGGGCAAAATGGGGCAGCAACCAATGGGTTGATGAGGGCAAAGCCATTGTGGAGCGCGTTGCAGAGACTTTAATGGCAACGGATCACAAAGGCCCGGGTCATAACCGTGACCACAACTTTGTAACGCAGCCGTACATCGGTGGCGTGGATTACGAAAACAACGCGCATACGATGGACGAGTCAACAGGGCCGTTGCTTAAAGGGTCGCCAACCGGCGGAGGCAGACCACTCCCAGCCATTGCAACCGCCACGCAAGTCCGCCGCCTCACGCCCGTGGAGTGCGAGCGGCTGCAAGGCTTCCCAGACGGTTACACCAACATTTCTTGGCGCAACAAAACAGAGTCACCTGACGGCCCACGTTACAAGGCACTTGGCAACAGCATGGCGGTGCCGGTGATGCGCTGGATCGGGGAGCGGATTGCTGCGGTGGATGTTTTATGAACCGCACCGCCTACCACCGTGCTTATTATTGGTCGCGTATAAGCGAGCGCCGTGCGTCTGCAAGGGCTTCACGGCGTAAGGCAAGGGAGAGGGCAGCGGTCATCAAGATTGTTTGTGATGCCGTCACGGAAGCCAGAAACGAAAAGCCCCCGGTTGGCGGGGGCTTGACGCGGCAGGGGGGCTGCCTTACGCTTAATTTGCGGTTTGAGCGTGATGGAAGTTTGACGGACTGCTCTAGTCGTGTCAACCACCCCACCACGCCCAACTACTCGGGCATCTTGGTCGGGGAAACTACGCGCAAGATGACCCTAAACCCACACCGGGGCAGCCAGCCTGTGGGTGCGCGGCGTCAGTCGGGAAGCGCAAATGGCAACGGGGTAACCCGTGAAAAGTAGCCGACAGCGGATGGCTCCGTCAGTCATCACTCCGCACGATCCCATTGAGGCGTTCCTACGTCTCAACCGTGCGGATTCACCATCAGTCATCAGGTCTGTATAACCTTAAAGGTGAGACATGGGAGATGAAATTCTTTATCGGAAACAGGAAACCAGTCCTAAAGACATCAACCACGAGCGTAGCGAGTTTTACGACAGACAGGCTATGGCTGGGTGGGAACAGTCGTTTAAGGAAGGGTCACTGCAACGGTTACGGTACTTGGATGCGGTGTTGTGCCGAGTGACCGACCCCGATGAGGTGGAGAGGCTGAAAGGTCGTGTGGGTGAACTCATCCGCGAAACTGACCCTGCTGCTATTCTCGGTGACCCGCACCTTGTAACGATGGTGCGTTGGTTGTTTAGTGAAAAAGGATTGGTGCGACTGCGTGAAAGGGCTAAACAAACGCACAAGGGTGTGGTGGCAGATATGGCTGATTCGCT